TCTGGTAGTGAGTTACCTGTTATGAGTGAAAACAGTTTCTTTATGATTCACAATGCATGGATGCCTGTTGTTAGTATGGCTGGTATGAATAGTGATGAGATTAGAGATTATCAAGAGGAGTTAGAAAAGCAAGCACAGTTGATGGATAAGATTAACTTGAAACTTGCTAAAATCTACGCTAATTCAACAGGCTTAGAATTATCTACAATTCAAGACATGATGAAAGCGGAAACATGGCTAACTGCTGAAGAGGCTAAGGAGTACAATTTTATAGGTAGTATAGAGGTTGCTCTTGCTATTGCTGCTTATGCTAGTCCTAAAGAGTTGGCCAAGAAAGGGTACAAAGTACCGTCTAACTATGTAAATCAATTAAATAACGTGAATATGTCTGAAAAGGAAGGTCTATTAGACCAGCTAAAGGCTTATGTATCTGAATTGCTAGCTCCTAAAGCTGAAGCAGTAGAAGAGGTAACAGAAGAAACTCCAGAAGTTGAGGCTGTTGAAGAAACTACTGAAGAAGTTGAGGAAACTACTGAGGAGGTAACAGAAGAGCCACAGGATGCAGTTGATGTTGAGTCTATCAAAGCGGAGCTTATGGATTCAATTAAAGCTGAACTAACCGCTAAGGATAGTGAGTTAGCAGAATTAAAAAAGGAATTGGATAAAGCAAAAGCATCCAGAAAGCCATTAGAGGCTAAAGATGATGTAGTTAATCCTGAAGCTAATGTTAAAGAGGTGGATGAATTAGGTGCTGCAATCCTAAATATTTTAAAATCTTCATATAAAAGCTAAAATTAAAAAAGATGGCAAATTTTATTACACAATCAATTTCGTCTACTTATGCTGGACAGGAATTTACAGAAATCCTTTTTGCACCTCAAGAAGGTAGCTCGGATTTATCAGGTATTAGAGTAATACCTAACATCAAAGTTAAGGCTAACATGTACCTTAACTCATCTCTAACGAAAATCGTTAGAAAGTATACAACTTGTGGTTTTTCTGCTACTGGTGGAGTAACATCTGTTTCAGATAGAACTTTAGAAGTATCTAAACTTAAGGTTAACCTTGAAGAGTGTGGAGATGCTTTTTACGGTACTATCTTTGAAGAGTTTTACGGTTCTGGTACTGCAATCGATGACCTAACTGATACAGTAGTTGGTGAAGTTGCTAGAAAGAGAGTTGCTGAAGCTATCGCTGATGATAATGGAAGAATGGCATGGTTTGCTGCTTCTACTGCTGCATCATCTGATTACAACCAATTTGATGGTTTTGTACAGTTGTTTGTTGCTGGTTCTGCTGGTTTAGGGCAATATGTAGAAATGACTGCAATAGCAAATGTTGAAGATACTAACGGTGATTTAGTTGCTGATGGTGCTTACACTTTGTTAAAAAATGCTTATGAAAACCAAGCTAAAGTACTTAGACAAATGCCAAACAACTCAAAGTCTTTTAGAGTTACTGCTACAATCGTAGATAACTTAATGACTACTTATGAGCAGTTAGGTACTGGAAATGCTTTAGGGCTTCAGTTGTTACAAGATGGACAATCTTTGACTTTCAGAGGTATACCAGTTGTAGAGGTTACTGGATGGGATACACAGTTAGCTGATGCTGCTAACCCTAACTCTCAGACTTTAGGTATTGACATAGGTAAAAACATGGTAGTTTACACAGTAGATGATAACCTAGTAATAGGTACTGATGTTGCTGATGCTGGTTCTCAATTGAAATTTAGAAGTAATGATGATGACGATGAGTTATTGAAAATTATTGCTAAATACAAAATGGGAGCGCAATATGTATTTGGTGAGTTGATTTCTTTCTACTACTAAGAATTAAAGCCCCTCTTTATGGGGGGCATTTTTTTAACTAATAAATTTTATAAAGATGTCAGAAATAACAACAGATATTTTAATAAGTTGTAACGATGAAAACCGCAGAGGTGGTATCAAAAGAGTATTCGTTATCAACAAAGATGATGTAACTACGTTTACTGCTTCTACTGATAATCATTCTTACACAGCGGTTACTTTAAGTACTACTGATGATAAGTTTTTTGAGATTGAAGGTGAATTGGAAACAAAGTTATATAGCTCAGAGGGTTCACGTGAAAACGGTTCTATTTCTTATGAAACTTCTTTAGAGGTGTTCTCTCCAAAAATGGAGAAAGTAAAAGCCAAAGGGATTAACAGTTATGTTGAATCATGTGGTTTAATAGTAATTTTTGAAACTTACAACAAAGAAACTGATGATAATAAAGCTTTTGTTTTAGGTTATGATGAAATTATGGGTAAAGATGCGTCAGTAGATGCTATTGCTAATGAAGTTTTAGAAGCTGAATTGCAAGGGCAAAACGGTTATACTGTAACTTTTGCTGGTAAACAAGCCCAGCTAGTAAGAGAATTTGTAGGTTCCATCACTACTAATAGCTCAGGTACAGTATCACTAGGTTCATAATATTGTTTATGGTGGATAGTTGCTTTGCAACATTTTAGGGGGAGCAGTTATGTGTTCTCCCTTTTTTTTTGTATAGTGAGTATAAATAATTTTATTATATTTATAATATGAGCAAATATATTATAAACCCTAGTTTTATAGGTAAAAAAATAATGGGTTCAGTGGGTATTATTAATCTTACTGAGAAAACAAGCCAAAAAGACTTAAAAAAACTTTACAATGCTGGATTTAAAGACATTGTAAAAATCGAAAAGGTAAAAGATGAGCCAAAAGAAGATAAGTAGTATAAAGGCCAGTACTGTTAAGACTGATCCGATTACTACTCCAATAGTTAAGAAGGAGAAAGAGCCTAATATTGATATTGAGCAGAAGTGGGTTCCATTTTTTCAAGACTCGGATAATATTTATGTCAATGATTTAGCAAAGAGGGCCAGAAGGTCCAGTACTCATAGCAGTATTATAAATCAAAAGATAACTTTTATTAAGGGCAAAGGCTTTACTTTCAAGGTAGATGGTGAGAATGTTAGATATGATGAGCTACCTAATGATTTTAAAGAATGGTGTAAAGAGGTTAATCCTGAAGGAGCTACCTTGTATGATGTATTTAGCGACCTTGTGCAATCTTATGTTATTACTGGTAATGCTTACCCTCATATTAAAAAAAGCGGTGATTATACGGCATTATATTGTTACGATGCTACAACGGTAAGAAAAGGTAAAACAGGTGATATTGCTTATTTATCAAATTTCTGGAGAGATATCGAACTATCAAATACTCCTAGCGCACAATATCCTGTAAATGAATTAGACTTTTTTGATGGTACTAATCAAAAAGAGTTTTTAATTCATATCATGCGTAAATATCCTGAGTTTAACTTTTATGGATTACCAGATTATGTAGGTGCTTTAGATTGGATTGATATTGAGTACAGAATGAGTAAGTACAATATTGATAAGTTTGATAATGGATTTTTCCCTAGTGTACTTATTCAGATGTTTGGTGAGGTTCCAGATGGTTTAAATGCTCAACAATACGTTGAAAAGATTAAAGAGAAGTTTACAGGTGAAGCTAACAATGATAAGTTTTTAGTAGAGCTTTTAGATAGCCCTGAACAAGCTGCAAGTATTAAGGAGTTTGATAGAGAGCGTGATGGTGAATTTATGGAGCTATCAACTTTATGTACAAAGGCCATTATTTCTGCTCATAGGATTACTCCTAGTTTGGCTGGTATTGAAACTGCTGGAAAGTTAGGTAGCAATCAACAGATTAAAGATGAGTATGACAAGTTTATGAATAGCGTAGTTGAACCAGATTTTCAAGAGCCATTATTAAGAGCATTAAACACTATTATAAAGAGAGATACTAAATATGGTAATATTGAAATAGGTATCTTAAATGTTAGTCCTGTTGGTGATAGTGCAAAGGTTGATTTAAACGCTGTTATAACTATTAATGAGGCTAGAAAGATGCTAGGCTTAGAAATGTTAGAAGATGGTAGAGGTGAACAGTTTGTTAATGAAAATGCTGTACAGAATATTGAACAGGATGAAGTTGAGAATGAAATCAATAACACTTATCAAAACAGTATTTATTCTAAAACCTATGCAGACTATCCAGATTCAGCAGTTAACAATGCTAAAAGAGGTATAAAGCTAAATGATGAGGTTAATAATAAATGTGCTACTAGCGTAGGTAAGCAAAGAGCGCAAGACATAGCCAATAGAAGAGGTTTATCTTTTAGCACTATAAAAAGAACATTTAGTTATTTATCAAGAGCAGAAGAGTACTATGATCCAAGTGATACAAGGGCTTGTGGTACTATTTCCTATTTATTGTGGGGAGGTAAGAGTATGAAGAGTTGGGCTGAGAGAAAAATTAAGGAAATTGAAAACAGTTAATAAATATGGCGTATAATACTGAAATGATGACTCCTACGGAGGTTAGTAGTCAAGCTATAAATGATAATTATTTTGATACTGCTTATTTTGATAAGTACATTTTAACTAGTCAAAGAAAGTATATCAAGCCTGTATTGGGTGTTAAGTATTATGATGAGCTTTTAACCCAGATAGCTGGAGCTAGTTTAACAGGTGATAACACTATTATAGTAAATCAGTTTATCAAACCTATGTTAGCTCATTATGTAGTTTATGAGGTGTATTCTAAGATTCATACTCAATTGACTAATCAAGGTGCAATGGAAAACAATACAGAGCAATCTAGTCAAGCTAGTAATTTTGAGTATTCTCAATCTAGGGATTTCTATATTAATAAGGCTGATTTCTGGAAAAAGGACATGATAGAGTATATCAAAGAGGCTAAAGATGCTGATAATACTAAATTTCCTTTATTTGATGATTGCGAAACTCCTGTACAAGTGAATAAAAAAGGCATTATATTTTATTAAGATATGGCAATATTACATAAGAATATAACAGCGGCTGCTGACATACATAACCCTAAATGGTTTAGCGGTGCTAACAATGGAGATTATGCTTTTAAAAACGAGAAAGGAGAGCTAGAGAGTATTGATGAATTATTACTACCAGCTGCTTTAAACTTTGTTGATGGCAGTGTAGCCCCTCCAACTACAAACAGCGGTGATATTTACATACTATCTAGTGGTGGTAGTGTTAATGCTGGCTGGGGTGGTGTTAGCTTACAGGATTGGGTACGGTATGATGGTACTGCATGGAATAGCATTACTCCACAAAAGAGTAGTTTATGCTACGACAAGACTGCTGATGCATTAAAGGTTTATGATGGTTCTGCATGGGCTGGTATGGGTTCTAGTTTTGGTAAGTTTGGAATTAGTGATAGTACTGGAGCATTTACGTATTATGATGATTTTCAAACAGCTTTAAACGCTGCTTCTAGTGGTGATACGGTTGAGATGTTTACAAATGTAACAGTAAGCTCCACAAGTACACTAACATTAATTGATGGGGTTAATATCAATATGAACGGCTATAAATATGAAAACACAGGCTCTACTAATGTTAACATGGTTACTTTACCTAGTAGTGCTACTGTGACAATTTATAACGGTTATTTTAAAAGAAGTGGCGGTACTAATGGGGTGACAACAAATCTTACTTTAGATGCTTTCCCATCTACAAACAGCAAGTTATACTTAAGAGGTGTTACTTTTGAAAATACTATCAGTACTTGTTTATACATAAAGGGAGCTTTAGTAGAGGGTGGT